GGACCTAATAGATATTATAAATTTGCAGGTTTAAAACAACAAGAATATAAAACAATTATCAAAGAAAAAGTTGAGGCATATATGAATGTATATCAAATAAATGTTTTAGCAGAAGCTAGATATTGTTTTGAAAGTGCAACACAATTATTTAAAGAGATGAGGGGGCTGGATGCTTTGGGACATTTTAATTAAGAATACTCAAAACATGATTTCTATGTTGAATAGAACATGTGAAGAATATGAAGAACCTGGTATGGAAAGATTTAACAACGAAGAGTATGGTTGGGTAAATAGAACATGGAAAAATAAAGATATACGAAGAGCACATGTTGATGTAGTTGATGTAAGAGATACTAAAAAATTATGGATGTGTCATGTTTGTATTTTTCCTAATACTACAAACGGAGGACCAATTTATGGTTTTGATGTAATTGCAGGTATGAAAAAGGTTACAGGTGCATTTCACGATTTTAGTCCGTTATTGAAAAAAGAACACCCTATGACAAATTGGTTTGTAGATGATGTAAAACATTTTAAGCCTAGTAAAGAGAGAGAATTGCCAGATTGGGCAAAAGCGATATTCAGTCCAGGTATGATAGCAGCTGGTAATATAACCGAAGAAGATGAGTTAAAACAAATATGTGATATATCGCAAGGTACATTAAATCATTATTTAAGACATATTGGAGATTATAATGGCGATAGTGACGAGAATGAGGTTATAAAGGCGCAGAATTATTATTGTGAACACCAACAACAAAATCCTCATACACCTAGAGTTATGAAATCACTAGGACTACCAGAGGAAGACATTAATCTATTCTGTTCAGATAATCTCTTCCCCAAGATAAAATAACTATTATAAATATACCGAAGAAGGTACAAAAAAGGTATAAGATATGGCAAAACCATCAACAAGACAAGAGCTCAAAGAGTATGCTTTAAGGGCATTAGGACATCCTGTTATTGAAATAAACGCAGATGATGACCAACTTGAAGATAGAATAGACGAGAGTTTACAATATTTCGCACAATATCATTATGACGCAATTAGACGGACTTATTTAAAATATCAGTTAACAGAATCCGAAAAAGCAAGACTATTAGGTAACTCTAGTGAGAGTGTAACCGTGGATTCTACTACTAATACATGGTTAGAACAAAACAATTATATAAATGTACCTGATGGAGTTTTATCAGTAATCAATATCTTTCCTTTTTCAAACAAAGGTAATCTAAACTTATTTGATGTAAGATACCAATTAAGATTAAATGACCTATACGATTTTTCATCAACTAGTGTAATCAATTATGATGTTGTTATGAGACAACTAGATTTTTTAGACCACATATTAGTAGGTGAAAAACCATTAAGATTTAATCAAAACGACAACAGACTTTACATTGACATGGATTGGAAAAATGATTTAGCGGTTGGCGAGTATCTAGTTATAGAGTGTTATAGACAATTAGACCCAAATAAACATACAGATGTTTATAATGACATGTATTTAAAAAGATATGTCACAGCAAAATTTAAGGCACAATGGGGTGCTAACTTATCAAAATTTAATGGTGTTGCAATGTTAGGTGGAGTTTCACTTAATGGTGGAGAAATATACTCACAAGCATTAGCAGAATGTGAAAAACTAGAACAAGAGATACGAAGCTCATACGAATTAAATCCAGCAATGATGATAGGATAATGACATGCCAGTTAACCACTATTTTCAGGCAGGTAAGGGCATTGGTAACCACGCAGAGAAAAGGTTACACGAAGATTTAATCGTTGAAGGCCTAAAAATATATGGCCAAGATGTTCATTACTTACCTCGTACATTAGTAAATCAAGACCTTATTTTAGGAGAGGATACTTCTTCTCGTTTTGATGATAGTTATGCTATCGAAATGTACTTTGAAACGAATGAGGGTTTTGCTGGCGACCAAGAATTAATCAATAAGTTTGGTTTAGAAATCAGAGATGATACAACTTTGATGGTTGCAAAGAGAAGTTGGGACTTTCTTGTAGGTAATAAATCAAATCTAATAGCTGCTGGTAGACCAAATGAGGGTGATATAATTTATGTACCCTTAATGAATTCATTTTTTGAAATATTGTTTGTTGAAGACCAGGAGCCATTCTTTCAATTAGTAAACTTACCAGTTTATAAACTTCGTGTCACTCGTTGGGAATATTCAAACGAACAAATTAATACAGGTGACGCAGCCATTGATAAGGCTGAAGATGAGTATTCATTAAATTATTTCTTACACAAAATGTCATTAGAAAGAGGTACCGTTGCAGATACAGGCGAAGGCTCAATTGCATTAGAACAAGGTTATGCTACAGGTAAAAATGCTTTCTTAATGTTAGAAACTTATGAAGGCGAAAGTCCAGAGTACACACAACAACAATCAGCATATGCAGATAATTTAAATTTAAATACCGAGGCGGGTTATACAACTGCTAGTCTTACAGATGATATATTAGACTTTACAGAAAGAAACCCATTTGGTGAGGTAGATGAATAATGGACAGAGATAGAACAAAACAATTAGTAGAACATACTAACAAAATTAATAAACATAAGAAAGAATTAGAGCTTTCTAAAAATTTAAGACAAGAAGTAGAAATTGGTGCTACAGGCACACAAAGATATAGAATTAAAAAAGGACCTAATAAAGGTAAAATACTATAATGTTTGGTAACCATTACTATAATCAAAGTTTAAGAAAATTGACTATTGCATTTGGTCAAATTTTTAACAATATACTTGTACAAACTAAAAATAAAACTGGTGGTGTGACAGGTAGAATGAGAGTGCCTTTAGCATATGCACCAAAAGAAAAATTTATACAAAGATTAGACCAACAATCAGATTTAAATAACAGAGAGTTTGCTACCGTATTACCTAGAATGGGTTTTGAAATTACTGGTCTTGCATATGATGGTTCAAGAAAATTAACGAGAGTACAAAAAAGAGTTAAAGTAAAAGATGATAACACATTAAATTATAATTATACTCCTGTACCATATAATATTAGTTTTAACTTATATACATTTACAGCGACTGCTGAAAACGGATTACAAATAGTTGAACAAATTTTACCTTATTTTCAACCAGATTTTACGGTGACAATTAACGCTGTACCTGATTTAGATATTAAAACAGATGTACCTATTATTTTAAATAATGTACAATATGAAGATACATATGATGGTAGTTTTACAACAAGAAGAGCAGTTATCTACACTTTAGGTTTTACTGCTAAGACTTATCTATATGGTCCTATGAGTAATAGTAAAATTATTAGAAAGGCAACGGTTGACGCTTCAGCTGATTTGCCACAAGCATTAACACAGGAGAAAATAGTTATTGAACCTAATCCAACAAGTGCTGACGCAGATGATGATTTTGGTTTCACAACAACAATAACTTTTTATGAAAATGGTGAACAATAATGAGCAAATTGGAAGATAGTGTAAACGATATTTTAGGTATCGAAAAGAAAAGTACAGATGTAACCGTTTCAGATTTTGAACAACCAGCACCTGTTCCTAGAAAAATAGATGAAGATAAGGCTGATGTAGACCAAGATTATGAAAATAGTAGAGAAAACTATTATAATCTTATTGATAAAGGCAATCAAGCAATTGAGGGTATATTAGATATTGCAAAAGAAGGCCAACATCCTAGAGCATATGAAGTTGCAGGTCAATTAATAGGTCAAGTCGCACAAACGGTAGATAAACTACAAGACTTACAAAAGAAATTAAAAGATTTAAAAGAAGTGCCAAACAAGGCGAATACAAATATTAAAAATGCTTTATTTGTAGGTTCGACAAACGAATTACAAAAAATGTTGAGGAAAAATGATGAAACTATTGAAGTCACAAAGACAAGTACCGAAGAAAAAGATATTTCAAATAAGTGATTTAACTTATATTAAGTCAATGACACCCTTGCCTGAATTACTAAAAGGCGAAGAGTTAATCAATCCAATAGAAGTAATGAAACATGCAGTATCAAAGACACCAAGATATGGTGCCGGTGGTAAACCTTATACTGAAAAAGAATTTAGTGTATGGCGTGGTAGTCAGAGAGTACAGGCTGCTATAAAATTAGGTTATACACATATAGAGGGTGTAGTAATTAAT